TCTGATGATGATAAGTATATAAAATTATTTGATAGTTATATTGAGAAGATTAAATCTTGGGGTGTAAAATATATTATACATGATGCAGTTGATTATTGGTTGAAGGCATACGTAGGTTATGGTCCTACTATTGAACCAATAGGAAGTGATGACTTCAGAGAGAGTTGGGATAATTGTCCTACAGGACAGGAGAACTTCCAACTGTATAAAGATAAAATATATAAGTGTGCTCCTTTAGCATACCTACCTTTACAAAAAAAGAAGTATGATCTATCAGAGAAATGGGAACCATATCTCAGATACATACCATTAAGTCCTGATGGAGATATAGAGAAGTTTTTCTCCAGAAAGGCAGAGACTGTTTGTGCAATGTGTCCCAAGAAGTCAGGTCGATTTAAAAAACCATCACCGTTATATTCTCCCAAACATTATGGAATTTTATAATAAAAGTGATCTATTCTCTGAGGGTATAAGATTAGAACTAATTGACAAATTAGAAAGACATTTTGAAGAGAACTTATATGATGCAGATAATGGTATACTACAAGTTACACAATGCATTATTGATTGTCATGGATTAGCATTAAGTCCTAGTTCTTATTTTCCTTATGTTGATAGGTGTTGGAATATATTTGTTTTAAAGGTAAGAGATTGTATTCATGAGTATGCTGAACAGGTTGGTATAAATCCTAGTTCTATGATACCGTTCTCTTGCTATGCTGAACGATTAAGTTATTCTATGTTTGATGGTTTAGATCCTCAAACTTGGAAGCATACTATATGGAGAAGAATGTATGAGTCTGGAGATTCATATGATCTTAAAGATTGGAGAGTTAATAAAGATGCTGGTATGATTACAGGATATAAAAATAGAGGTAATACTAAAGTTCTTACTGACAAACAAGTTAAGTGTCCTTTTATAAGAACAGTATTTTACTTACAAAATAAAGATCAAGCATATGGAACTCATATTGAAAACGGAAAAGAAACATACAGACATATTGGGAAAGAGAATTCTATATTAATATATCCAAACCTCCCTTCTTATAATGTATTACCACATAACCCAGAATATATAGAGACTTCTCCACCAACTAATATTATATTTGAATGGTATATTTGGGATCTTCTTCCTAAAGGTGCTAAAGGTTTTGGACAAAAACTTAGATCACCTGACTGGGTACTACCGTAGGATCAAACTCCCTATCATAACTTTTTGTTGGATGATATGTTTTCTTCATAAATGTATCTACAACAACTGTATACCTTGGATATTTTTCTACAACATTTAGTGGTGGATATATTGCACTATGGTATAGTCTAGCATCATATATGAGAGCAGTATTCTCTACACCTTGATGCATATAGATTTGCTTATCACTTACCTTAACCATTGTTCCATATTTTGGATCTGGATTTTTTAAATAGATGATTACTCCTATAGGATTGTTATCATGGTTATGGAGATTTTTATATGGGGTAAAGGTATCTATTTTATTCTTTGCAAGGGGATCATCTTCTGGTAGACCATTATATCTTGTGACCCATGATGAATGAAAATTTACATACTTATAATTTAAATCTGCTAACTTACAATATTGAACTATACCTGATCTAACTCTATCATATAAAGTATTCCATACATATTGATCTTTGACTTCATTTAAAATATTCAAAGTTGCTTCTGGAGGGAACACTTCAATAGTAGGATCTTTTTTAATTTTTGTAATTAGTTCGTCACAACTCTCTAGTAATCCTTCCATGATTTCTTCTGGAAGGAAGTTTTGTATGTTTAAGAAATAATTATCATTAAACTTTTTTACTTGTACTTTAGATGTCATCTTGATCTTGCAATTTTTCCATTACAGTTGTCTTTCCTATTGGTGCTATATCATTAAGACCATTGGCATCAAACCAAGGTGCTTCTTCCCAATCAAATCCTTCACCAAATGTATTATCAGGTGACATAACATACCAATGACACTGAGCGTCAGGTATATCTACAGCACAAACTGCCCAGTCATCTGCCCATTGTGGTACTTGTACCCACATGACTGCCACTATTAACATAGAGGATAATAATCCCCATTCTCTCCAATCGTTCATAATATTAAAATTGTTTGTGATCCGTCCTTATTATCTATTATAGTTATTTTCTTCTTTGGAAATGATTTTTGTAATAAATTTTTTAATTTTCTATTCTTAAACATTAATAATAATCCCACATATAAGACATGTCACCATATGTCGATGACAACTCTTTGTCTACTGTCCACTTAGTTCCATCGTCATCTACAAACTCACCTTCATCAGTTAGTCCGTCACTAATGACTCCAAATGGAGACATGTCTTGCTCAATCTGATCTTTTTGTTCTTCATAGATTCTCTTACGAACATCATTGTCCGTCATTTCTCTGAAGTAATCTTGAGCAACCAACCATGCAAAAATAACTAAGCACATTGCTAAGTCATCGTGGCAACCTTCTTCTGCCTCCCATGATTGTTTCTTTTGAATGAAGGTAGTTAACTCTGATATTATATCATAGTCTTTTGTTTCTAGTTTATCTTCTTCTACCAGTGCCTTTAAATTAGAGCATCCAGTTTTCTTAACTGCTGCTGTCATTCTAACACCCATCTGAGTTTTCTTACCAGAAAATCCTGATCCTACTACCTGACCTGCTCTACCTCTCATAGAACACATAAGAACATTTTCATATTCCAAATCATATTGAAGTATAGTTGCAACTTGCTCTCCAATATCATTTACTTCTATCAAAGCATAAGCATAATTATATGCTTTAAGAACATCTTCAATAATAGAAGGAAATAGCATAGGTTTTATTTCATTGTTCTTATATCTTGCTACAGTTTTATATGGAAAGTTTGTTATATCAAACACAACAAAGGCAGAATAATCGTGATCAATACCTCTAGCAGTGTCAACTGTTACAATATAATTATGATCCTTTATAGGGTTTTCGTATACAACTAATCCTTTGCCATTGTCTTTTATAGGATCTTCAAAAACCAATGTTCTTAATTTTGCTACTCCTATAAGAGTATCAACAGATCCTAAGAACTCACATTCAAACTCAACTTTAAACTGTTGTTCTGATGTGTTCGATATGGTTTGTGCTTTCCATGCAGCATCTCTACCTGGCACTTCAGACCAGTGAACTTCGGTGGGAGTATATTCATTCTTTCCTCTTTCTGCATTATGCCAATACCTATAAAAATGGTTCATTCCGTGAGGAGTAGAAACCATTATGACTTTGGTTGTTTTACCAGAAGTGATAGTAGGATATACTGAGCTGAAGAATGAGTCAGCAATATGATTAGGAACAAAGGCAAACTCATCCAAAAATAGAATGTTGAAAGACATACCTCGAACTGCAGAGGCAGAGGTAGATGCTGCAAGTATTTTAGATCCATTTTCTAACTCCAGTGATCCTTTGTTCCAAGATATAATACCCTGTTGCATCCATTTAGGTAAATTCTCATATGCAGTCTGCAATCTACCAAGTAGTTCTCTGGCAGTTGCTGCTTTGTTAGCAAGTATGCCAATGTTTACGCTATCATTGAATACAGCATAATGTAGTAAATATGAAACGCAAGTAGTAGACTTACCTGTCTGCCGAGGCATCTTGCATATATTAAATCTTTTCTCGTGGAAGTTCATGATTAACTTCTCTTGGAAGTCCCACATTTTAAATGGCACAAGACCTTCATCCAAAGAAACTATTTTTACATAGTTCTTTGTGAAATAGATAGGATCACTTTTGCATTTGATCCATTCTTTTATTTGTTCTTGTGTAAATTGTATCTCAGTATTCGCCTTTTTTAAATTGGGATTACCTAGATAAATCTCTTCCGTTTTTCCTGCCATTATCCTGCGTCTAGAGTACCATGTGCCCTACGAATTTCTCTTAGTTCCTCAAAGTTCTTTTGCTTCGTGCCACCATCATATGCCCAAGCATATCCTTCAGTAATCATAATTTCATTTAAGGATAAATCGCTCTCGCCAACATATAACCAACCAAGAAGCCTACCGTACTTA